TCTGATTTTACTAAAGTTCCTAAAGTCTCGGGCACGACTGGGCTTGTGAAGTTCACTCCGTCCCATAGGTCACCTTGTCCGGCGTACTTTCCGCGAGGGTAAGGGTCTGGCTGATTCACGGGGTAGTGAGTTCTCACCCATTGATCCGGTGTGGTGTCAGGGTAAAGCGACACCATAAACGCCTGACCGATTGCCTCTTGTGGGGTTCCTGTTTCGTCCTCGATAACTAAGGTCACCACGGTTTCCACACGCCGAACTGTTCCATCTACTACATATGCGAAATGAGCCATATTAAGTCCTTACTCGCACAATGACGACTCCGCTGCCGCCACTGTTGTAATTGTCGCCGCCTTGACCAACGTTGGCTGGAGCCGCTGCTTGAGCATGTGAACCACCACGACCATAGACAACTGACGTTCCAGACATATCTATAGAAGTACCCGGACCAGCCGCAGAAGGGGTTCCTGCTCCACCGCTTCCGCCGCCATTACTCTGACCAGCAGAAGTATTTAGCGCTCCATTGCCTTGATGCGGTATGCCTGTGTATGCAGTGCCGTCATAGTTTCCGGAACTAGCCCACCAGCCAGCGCCACCACTGCCGCCGTTGCTTCCGGTGTTGTTCGGATTAGTAGATCCGCCATATCCACCGCCAATGGCGCGATATGAATGAAAATAGGAATCATTGCCTTGCGTTCCCGGGCCACCAGATCCTGAGTTTCCAGCGGAGCCACCGCCGCCAACGCCACACCCATAGGTTCCCGGCACTGCCATTGCTTGAATAAAAATCAAACCACCAGCACCGCCGGGTCCTTGATAAGCCGCGCCAGCAAACCCATAACCACCACCGCCACCACCAGCAAGAATTAAAACTTCATACAAACCCGTTTTATTAAACGTGATTGAACCGGAGCCGGTGTATTTGTAAATGGTGTAACCGATACCGCTCAATGTGTAACTTGTGATGGTTGGACTGCCGGTCGTGGCGCTAACGTTGGCAGACGTTAGATTGTTAGCGCCGCCCGAGAAAGGGAGAACGGTCCACGCATCCGAACCCGTACGAATCAGATCCGCGCTTGCGTACTGTGCGAGGGTCGCCGCAACGTTCGTGACGGTTACGCCTGAACCGCCAACGAATGTGACTGTGCCGGCTCCAAGGTTCGTGTAGCGAAGTACGGTGTTAGCGACCCAAGTGACTGAGGACTGTGGCGGAATCGTAACCGTAACCGCTGACGCGTTAGACAGGCTCGTGAGTTTGTTTGCATCCGCGAGGACCGCCGTATATGTCGTGCCGGTTTGGACGTTAGTCGGTAACGCATAACTCATCTTGCTCGCCAAATCGGTAGTCAGGTTAGTGACACCCGACTGGGGAATGTTAGTTAACCCCGCCCCATCAGCCCATTTAACGCCAGCAGCTTGCGTAGAGTCAGCAGTAAGAACATAAGCATTTGTTCCGATTGCTACACGCGCTGGGGTTGACGCGGCGGTAGCCGCGATAATGTCACCTTTAGTAGTGACAATAGATGAATTAATAAACCCACCGTTATTTATAAAAGCGTTAGGTTCATCAAAATCACGGGCAGACACGCCATGATTCACCACCGCACCAGTCGTGTGAGCGACAGCAGTAGTACCATCAACGCCACGAGTAACCGTCAACGTCGTACCACTACGGGACGACACCTCGATCACTTCCTCATTAATCGTATCCTGATCAATGATCATCGTGTACGGGTATGATCCTGGGAAACCTACAGCGGCAGCAACCACGATAGTGGTGGCACTGTTAGTGATATCGGCAGCAAGCGACGTGCGCTGTGCGATAGAGGAATAATATCTACGAGCCATTTAATACGCCCCTAATCAGCGAGTGTAGTGAGAACGAGCCGGGAAGATTTCTTGCAAACGTTTCGTTTCTTCAGCAAGACGAACCTGATAATTTTGCAGAAGATAACGACCAAGTTGGGAAGCACCACCGACAGGACGCTGGTTAGCGGCGAAGTCAGCTTCAGCAGACATGCCCGAAAGGTGCGGTGAATCAAAAAATGGAACCATGCGGTATGCTGCACCGAGACGAATAACATCCTCGCACGACGCAGGCAAACCAGTCGTCGTCACGAAATCATCCGTAGCATTAGCGAGCACTGTAGGCTGATGCGTGTACACTACCTTCACGGTACGCCCAGGAACGACAGCATCATAGATGGAGATTGTTGCACCACTAGAGAACGCCGACACGGCAGCATGCTTGTCAATACGCCAGCGACGTACCGGCATCCATTCACGGCTAGGTCCGATTGTTTGCCAAGAAACCTGTAGCACGTTCAACGCACCAGCAGGCAAAGCATACGTAGAAATTGCTGGGTTCATCGAGAACGTAGTCTCACCGATACCAAACAAGTCAGGGTACACTGCCTGTACTGTCTCGTTGATTGCACGCTTCACGAGATAACGTGGGAACAGTGGTGATGATACCACTCTGGTACCACTCGCGTGAGCAACTGCCGAACTGCTACGGTAGCCACGACCGTAAGGAGGGGCAGTAACAGTGAGAGCAGTAGTATCAATCGAGTCAGCCCAAATGAGTTCGTCATCAATTTCCATGACCCCACGGCTGATAGCGGTAGCGTCAGCGATAGGCATCACTGAAGCTGAAGCGGTAACGTTAGCGGTCAGGTATGTTGCCTGATCTTGGAGCGTAGTGAAACCATACAGATACAACATTGTTGCATCAGTGAGTTCATTAAAGGTAGACACTAATCCTCCGTGTTCACAAACTTGGCAGTATTCTTATTAACAATCATGTTGGCAGGAGGCATCGTGTCACCGTCATACGGGCGACCTAACGCTTTCGATGCCTTCTCGGCATCACGAATCTTCTGCATACTCGTGCCTGCTGGTTGGATACCGTTAGCACGGGCAGCTTTATAGGCTGCGAGTTCTTTCTTCGTGGTATCCCAGGCTGGTGCTAGGTTAGAGTTGAGGGTCGCTGCGGTGCGTACGTTCGCTGACTGTAGGCATTCCGCGTAGCTTGCATGGTTTTGTTCACGGCATCCGGAACGGCAGTTACTCATCGAATCTCCACAAGGTCTGGCCTACCGGCTGTGACAAATGCCTCATATTCTACCTGAGACAACTGGTAATGTCTACCACCAAGATAGGAATAGTCTGCTGTCTCTATCGTTTCCTGATACGGGTAGTCATCTACGTACACTACATTGTCTATAATCCAGATAGACTTAGCAGTATCTATACCGTATCGTGAGTATGGAACCCTGTCCGTGTACACTTGTTCATACTTCGGTTGGGCTAAAGAGTAGATTGGTAGTGGTGTTGCTGGAGTGAACGTGAGTGTCGCACTCATAGCAGCAGTGCTATATACTTCTTTGATACCTGTAGCTGTGAGTGTGCTGTCGGCACTTAGGGAAGCAGAGCCGACACGGACACCTGTAGACGTGGCAGTCAAATCTGACATAGCGGACAAAGCAGTATCAGGTGTGACAACACGGACAGCATCCGCTGTCAGGTTACTGGTACCAATAATGATACCAGCACCCCAAGCCACTACCGTGGCCGTAGAGGATAGGCTAGATTGCGCACTCAGCGCAGAACTACCTTGAGCTATAAGTGTCCCAGAAGCCGTTACAGAGCCATTTGAGGCCATCGTAGCGGACAGCGTAGCGATCCTAGAACCAGTAGCCGTCAGGCTAGACTGGGCAGTTAAAGCAGCAGCAGCCTGATACGTCGTAGACGGCACAGCCGTAGCCACCAGGCTAGACTGAACAGTGAGAGCAGAAGCCCCAGAGAACTGTCGAGGAATACCCAACAGTTGAACAACCTTATTGAGTACGCCACCAAAGGCAGCCATACCTACGCCAAGCTGAGAGTAATAGACCCAGCAGCGAACTGTACCGTATCGCCAGACGCTACAGTCTTATTCGCAGTCAACGCACCATACGCAAGACGCTTAGGCGTACCGGCAGAATCATAGATCTCAATACCCACAACCGTAGCAGCAGGCATGCCAGTGAAGTTAATGATCGCACTATTACCGATAGACCCAGAAGAAGCAGCAGTCCAAGCAATCGTCTGACGGGCATACGAACCACCAGTCACTTCAGTACCAGCAGCAGAATCAGTACCATTAGCCGTCATCAAAGCAAGCTTAATAGGAGTCGTAACACTGTACGACGCAGTACCAACCAGAGCATCAAGCAACTGGTTCTCAATAGTATTAGGCAGATTGTCAGCCACGTATTACTCCTGTGTTAGTGTATAACCGGCAGCCTGTAACAGCGCGGCTTCTTGATCAGTGACATGGTGGACACGGCCACCTTGGTAAATAAAATCAATAGTCTCATCATAAAACTGGTCAATGCTCGGAGTCACAACATTCTCATACGAGGAGCCACGCTTCAACACACTATAAGCGTAAGGGAAACG